TCAAACGTTTGCCAAACCTGCATCACAAGGACATCACCTGACGCCGTGCCGGTTGGTACGGTGCAGGTCAAAGACCCAAGTGATGACGTGTTGCTAGAAACAGAGCGAAACGCTGGCCCACCACCGCCGCCACCGCCTGTGGGTGGTGTGTAGACGCCACGCACTCGACCGACTGTGAGTTTGCGACCCGTAAAGGGTCGAATGCCAGGCATCAGACGCCTTGTGAAAGAACGTTCACCGAGCAGGTCGAAGCGGTGACGATGCCGTAAAGAACTTCTCCACGGTCAAGGTCAAGCGACAGGGTGCCAGCAGCTGCCACGGGGAAACCTGTGGAGGTGGTGACGCCTGCAGCGCCGACGTAGACAGTGGCTGCGCCTGCGTTGTAAAGAGCGACGGTGAAGCGTGGGAGTTGATCGGTTTCTGCGACGGTCAGCAAGGTTGCTGATGTGCCTACGGAAACGACTGCTGCTGAAACTGCCATTGGTGGTGCCTTTCAGTAAACGTGTGAGAGAAACTTGGTGAGGCTGACGCCTTCGTAGCGGCGGCAGAGATAGTCAAGGCTGACGAACATGGGGTCGTAGCTGCCGTCTTCGACCTGGTGCTTGACGATGAGGCCACGCCAGTGGGCGTTGCCCTGTGGGCCTTTGTAGTCCTCGTCGTGCAGGTAGCAAGCGCCAGCAATGAGGCCGTGATGGCTTCGACCAGCGACAAACCTGATGGCGTAGTCAAGGGTCTGCTGGTGGCCCATTGTGAAGGTGTGACCGATCTGCTTGAGTCGACCTGCCGCTGCGCCGCCCAGCGGGCGGCCACTCATCGGCTGGACGTAGACGTGGCAGTAGCCGACACCATCGATGAACACTGGCTCGAGGTAGCGATGCACCTGCCAGCCGTGCGCTGCGTAGTTGAGATCGTCGGTGGAGATGAGGCCGTGCAGTTTTGGGTCGTCATTGTTTGCCCGATTGATGCGGTCCTCATGGTTGCCGAGCGTCAGGTGCAGCTCGGGCTTGTAGAGCTTGTCCTTGATCTTGCGCTGGTGATCGTTAAAACGCTCAAGCGGTGCGCACAGAATGTCGAACGCTTCGTTGGCTGCTTCGATGTCGTCGGTGTATCGGCGACCCTCAAAGGATCGCTTGCCGATGTCGTAACTAGACAGGCTTGGCATGTCAGCGTGATCGCCGAGGTGCACAACTACGTCGGGCTTGCGCTCGATGATGTAGGCACCGATCCACTCAAGGTGGACGGTTGGCACTCCTGGCTTTGCTTGCGTGTCAGGAATGACTAGGTGCGTGCGCGTTGAATCAGACATGCAATCGCCCGTCTGTCGAGGGAAAGAACTACCAGCGCCGCTTGGCTTTGTGATGCACAAACTCGTGGCGTTGCAGGTTGTCGGCCACGTCTTCGACCTTGTGGTCGATGTCTTTGACGGTGCTCATAACTTCGTCGAAGCGTTCGCTGCTTGAGCGAAGATTGTGGTCGTGCTGGTCACGGTTCTCAGTGCGCAGCTTCATGATCTGCACAACGAGTGTGGTGATGGCACCGAGCACAAGAGAGATGCCGGTGAGGATTGCGACCCATTCAGCAGCGCCGAAGCCAGGACTGTCGCTGATAGCCGTCGAGGCTTGAGCGAGCATGGTGTTACTTCTTGGAAGCGTTGATTGAGGGCACGAGACCGAAGTTGCCGAGAATGGCAGGGTCGACATTGCCGATCATTGGAATGCCGGACTGGACTGCTGAGGCGTAGGCGTCAGCGTCAAGGTGCACCGCAATGTTTCCTGGCTGTGTGATTCGATAGACCGCACCATCACGGGGATCACGAATGAGAGCGTCTTTCACGTCGTCCTCCTCAGGACTTGGACTAGGTGTTGAGTAGGTAGGGCGCGCGATCTCTGCGATGCCGCCGCTGTTGAATGAGTGCCACAGTCGCTGGACTCGTGAGCCGTTGACGTTGCCGTTGATCGCCATGACTCCATCGGCGTCGACGCTCTCAACCATTGCGATGTGGTCGTAGCCGCCTGGTGTGGAGTTCCATTCAAAGGCGATGAGGTCGCCTGGCTGAGCGGATCTGATGTCGTAGGAGTTGCGACCCTGCGCGCGCATTGCGTCGAAGAGTCCTGATACCCACGCATAGTGAGTGTCAATGCCAGCAGCGGTGAGGCAGTAGCTCTGGAAGATGCAGCACCATGCGGTGCCAGGGGCTGCTGGGTACCAGTCCCAGAAACGCTGGCCACCTTCACCGAGGAAGCTGCGCTCAATGTTAAGAACTTCGTCGACTGTTGCCATTAGGCCGGTGCGCCCGACGGGCCGATGTCTTCGACGCCAATGAAGATTGGGATCGTTGCACTAGCGCCATACTGGTGATTCGTGCCGACGACTGCCGCCGAGTAGAGGTTGCATGCCAGAGAGGCGTTGGTGGCTGTGGCTGTGTAGTAGGCGACGACGGTGGCACCGTTTTCGCCTGAAGTGACTTGCGAAGCGAAGACGCGCTGACCGCTAACGACTGTGCCGCCGACAGTGAGCTGCACTTCGGCAGTGTTAAGCGCTGCGCTTGAGAAGTAATACGGCACGAAGCCGGTGATGCGGTAACGGCGACGGTTAATGACGCTGAGCGTGTTGCCGACCAAGATGTTGGTGTTGTTGCCGCTTGTGACAGTCGTTGTCGTTTGCGTGTATTGAACAAAGCCCCAAGGCAGGTTCCACGGCATTCTCCACTGGCCTGCCGAGTTGTAAACCTCGACGCCTTCGGTGGCTGTGTTGGTAGTGAGTGTCGACACCATGCCAGCAATGGGGGCAGTGATTGCAGCTGTGCGAGCAGCTGTGCTTGCAAACGGCGAGACCGCTTGATCTCGCACGTTGGCGTTTGCCCAGGAGCTTGTGATGTTGGTGCCGCTGACGATCGTTGTGTAGGCCATCTATGTCTCCTAAGCCGGTGCGCCGGATGGGCCGATGTCTTCGACAATGATGATGCGGGGAATTGTCGAAGAACCCCAATCGGTTATTGCCGTGTTCGTGTTGTAGGCAGCGATCTGTGCTTTGAAGACTCGAGACTGTCCAGAGGTTTCAGTAAATAATGACGTGAAAGTTCTGGAGTCTTGCGTCGTAGTGCTGAGTGATGGGATCAGAAACTGTGATTGCGTTGTTCCACCAACAACATGTGACGCTTGAAAGCCGTTAGCGCCACCTGAGGCGTAGGGGTTGTGCATTGTTGTGACTTTGTAAACTCGATTAGTCACTGTGGTTGCTGTAGCCGTCGACACCGCAGAGCCATCCTGCAATGTCGTGTGAGTTCCTGAAGTAACAGAAACCGACGTGAGCTTGGCGTTCACGAGTAAACCCCACGGAGCGTTCCATCCTGGACCCTTGCGCCAGGTGGAGCCGTTGTAGACATACAGCCCCTCGCTGGCATCGCCGCTGCCGATGTAGGCAACCATGCCTTCAACGGGTGCGGTGATTGCTGCGTCTCGAGCGGTGGTTGTGGCAAACGTGGTGATGACCTGGTCGCGTACGTTTGCGTTCGCCCAAGAGGCGGTCGCATAGGTTCCGGCAACGACGGTTGTGTATGGCATTAGATGTCCTCTGCTGGGATCGGATCTTCGGCAAGTTGGATGACGCCGACGTAGTCACGCTGGATGCCGAGAACCATCAGCGCCTTGGCCACAGCACTGGCAACCATTTCGCCAGTGATGCCAGCGTCGGTTGCATTGGCTTCCCAGCCTGCGTTCAAGTAGCTCGACACATCAGTTGCGTCGGTGCCGAACTGCGCGCACCAGCGAAACCCTGCAGGGATCGTTGGGTGCTTGTCGGTGTCGATTGGGTGAACGATGACGGCAATTACCATGACCAGACTCCTGAGTCCCAGAGCATCTCGTCCCAGGGTGTGGTGATCGCGTGCAGCACCGTTGCCGATGTGAACTCAAAGTTGACCGACCAGTTGTCTGGGGTGATGTTGTGATTGATGCGTTGAATGAGGCAGTAGCGCACAAGCGTCGTCGGAAGTGATGTTGCCAGCCGACGGTCCATGATGATCTTGCAGCCAGATCGAAGCTGACAGAAGCTGAACAGCATGTCCCACTGAGTCAACGGTGCTTTAATCGCAAGGTCTGTTTCCCCACGAGGTAGAACCGTCAGCGACTCAACACGGAACTCGGGCGTCTTTGAAAGTGCCAAGTCTTTGGTGGCCACTGTGAGAACGTCGGCATCTGAGGTGCACAGCAGGTCAGAGCGCGACACCTGACGATCTCCATAGAGGGATCGAGATTGCTCGTCGGTCACAGTCTGAGTGACTCCGCCGACGGCGGTGTAGGCGTAGATGTTCTTTGTCAGCGAGCCGTCGTATGAATAGTTAATGTCCGAGTAGGCATACTGCGCCGAGCTGCTGGCAGTGTCTTTCACAGTCGTGAAGACGTTGCCCTCGAAAGTGTTGGCTGCTCGATTGCGCAGTGAGTAGATGCCGTCGAAGTAGCAGGCCCCATCGGGACCGAACCACAGAGCGCCACCTTCAGAGTCAGCGACAAGCTGCAGCTCGTTCATGGCGTTGCCTGCAAGCGTTGTCGCCTGCAAAGGGTTAGTGCCCTGGGACAAGTATTGATTGCCAGTGAAGCCGACCGACGACAGGATGCGTGTGATGCGAGAGTTGGCATACTCGCCAGCGCCGGAGGCGGTCTGTGCGTACCTAGTGAAGTCGCCGATGCGAGCCTCGACGCCGATCAGCGACACCTCGACTGTGGCGTTGCCACCCATGTCGGGAAAGTGTTCGTTCCATGCCTGCACATAACCGGTGAAGAGTGTTACGTCCTGGAAGCCGGTGTTGGCTCGGATGCGAGCGGGGCGCAGTGGGCCGATGCCTGAGTAGGCACCGACTCGATAAGGCGACGATGTGTTCAGCGGTGAGAAGCGGCCGTCGGTGTTGTCTAGCGAGATCGTCGCAGTGGAGGTGTTGTATTTGTTGGTGTCACGACTGAAGCCGTGATCGGTGGATACTCCACGCACCCATTGGGTGATGTCCGTGTAGACCGCTGCGTTCGATGACCAGATTGCGTTGCCGTCATCCCAACTCGCTGTATCCCAGAGGGTTTGCAGCGTGGGCGCATTGGAGGTGCCAATCTCGCCGACTGCTTCTGAGAAGTCAACCTCGACATAAAGGGTCATCTGTGAGCCGCTGGCGTTTGCCCATCCTGTGACGCCCATCAGTTTCTCCAGGAGGTGCCGTTGGTCTTCTCGTAGCGCTTGATTGCGTTGACGACATCGGAGCCGTTAGAGCCCGGTGGCATGTTGATCGTGACGTTCGTGATTGAGGTGCCGCTGTCACCGCTTGACGACAGCATCTGCTTCGTCTTCTCGGCGGTCACGATGGTGCCTGCAGTGTCTGGCAAGAAGATCTCGGGGCCGAGTTCGCCAACAAGGACTGGTTGCGAAGGGCGACCGCCCATTGCCATGCCAGGCCCAACTCGACCGCCCATGGCGCGAGTCAGAACGCCGACACCGTTGCCAAATGTTCCTCTTGGGGTCGGAAGGTTGAGGATGTCGTGAATGGTGTCACGAATACTGTTGAGGCGATTCTGAGCTTCGTCGGTGTCAGCGCTAACCGTGACACCAGTTTTGGCTGGTATCAACCCTGCAGCAGTGGCAACTGCTGTGAGCTTGACACGCATACGCTCAGCGGTCTCAGTGTCAATCTTATGTGACTTTTCCATCTCGTTGATCTTGTCAATGTTCTGTTGATAGATCTCGGGATGATCTTGCATCTGCGCTTTAAGAGTGCCGATTGACTGTTCGTACTTGATCGCAGAATCAAACGATGCAGCCTGCGCTGAATCAAGGCCGCGTTGAGCTTCGGCCAATTCGTCAGTTGCAATCTTTGCCTGTGGGGACTCTTGTCCGTATTTGGTTATGGCATCGGTAAGTCCAAGTTGAGCAAAAAATACTTTCTGTTTTGACTCGGTCAGCTTGCGTTCTGATTCCGCAACCTTCTCGGTTGCGGTGATTGAGTTGAGGAACGGATCAAGGCTTGCGTTCAGGATGTCGTTAAGAGTTTTTACCGCAACTGCGTGATTCGAAGTTTCGTCAGCTGCTGCTTTTTCGGCTTCCGCAAGAGTCCTGGTGGGACCTACAGAATTGTTTGCAGCATCGAGTGCTTCTTCTAGAGCCTTTTTGGTGCCTTGCAATTTTGCGTAGCGTTCATCGTCGCCTGACACCATGCGAGTGAGGGCTTCTCCGAGTCCAAGAATCCACTCTTTGGAGACGGGAGCAACTTTTTCCATTTCTTTGTTGACATCAGTGATCTTTTGGTTCAGTTCGTCAACGGTGAATGCAGACAAGTCGCCTTGTGCTTTTTTGGATGATGCTGCAACGTCGTCAAGATGATTGCGCAGAAGCAGAAACGCTCCAGCAATTACGGCGACTCCGACAGCAGCAAGGCCAAAGGCTGCAGGCATTGCCATGATCTTTGTCATCAACGTGCTGGCGCCTTCGTAAGCGCCTTTGGCAATGCTTGCCAGGTTCTTCAACTGGCCGACGATGAGCGAGATACCGCCAGCGGCAGTAAGACCAAGGCCACCGAACACGGTGAGCGGTCCGATCACGTCATAGACGGGTGTTGGGATGTTCTTGAAAGCGTTGGTCATGGTGTCCAGCACCGGGATCATTGAGAGCCCGATCTGAGTCTTGACGCCGTCTAGAGCTGCGCCAAGTTCTCGCTGCGAAGTGATGTGTGCCTTGATCTGCCCGATGTTGTCCTGAGACAACACAAGGCCCATCTTCTCGGCTTCCTTCGACAGCTCGGCAATACCTTCTTTGCCCTTGTTCAAGAATGGCATGAGATCCATACCTGATCGACCGAAGAGTTGCAACGCTTCTGCGGTTTTCTCAGGGCCGTTTGGCATGTTCTTGAACTTCTCAGCAAGGTCGGGCAGCACGTCACCCAGATTGCGCAGCTTGCCGTTCGAGTCACGAACGTTGACGCCCAACTTCTCAAAGGCTGGGTTGTTGGCTTCCATTGCCTTGGACAACTTGCCGAGGCCAGTCCCCAAAGAGTCAACAGGTACGCCACTCATCTTTGCGGCGAACGCCAGCTTCGACGCTTCTTCAGCAGTCATGCCGGTGTAGCGCTGCAGCTTCATTACTTCTCGACCAAGGCTCGTTGCTGTGTCAGCAGAAGCGACGCCAACGGCAAGAAGGCCGGCACCAGCACCGACCATGGCTGCGCCGACCTTCGTCATGTTTGCTGAAAGTTTTGAGCCTTCGGTGCCAGCCTTGCCAAGATCCTTCTCGGCAGAGGCTGCGACCTTTTTCATCTCACTAATTGCACCAGCCGCATCAGCGGTGATGAGAATCGCAAGGCGTTCAAGCAGAGCCACGGCGGTTACTCCTTGCGAGAGAGAAAGAGAGCGAGATCACCAAGACGCTGGCGTCGGGTTACATCTGGGGACCAATCGAAACGATTGGCAAAACTGACCAGGTAATCGGTCAGAGAGGCGTATCTAAAGGGGCCGGGTTGACCTCCTCGCGCTTGATGGCGCTCAGCAGATCCACCACCTTGATGGCTTTGAGTTTGTCGCTTGCTTCTTCGGCAGTGAGGTTTTGCCGTTGTGAAAGGCACACGGCAAGAATCGCTCGACAATGTCCAGCCGAAGTGACTGGCTCAATGTTTGCCCAGGTGGTGCCAATCATCTTTTCGATCAGCATTGCTTCATCAAGCGTGAGATCGTTTTCGTGAATAGCAAGGTCAAGGTTGGGAAGGTTGATCGACCAAGTCATTGCAGCTGCACCTTGAGCAAAACGAGTTTGGATTGCTTCAAGAACGGTTGCAAGTTCGCCGTCAAGATCGCCAGCGGCGATGTGTTGTGCGATGTCTTGACCTGAGGGTGCAGTCATTAGAGGGCTCCTAGAATTGACTTGCCAGCACCGAGTCCGGCTTTGGCAAGTGCGAGTTTGTATTCAGTGCTGTAAACCTCGGGACCGATACGGATCGCAGCCGCTTTCGCTGCAGGCCATGTTCCGGTTTTGCCGCTAGTACCTGGGTGAAACGCATACGCGCGCAAGTTGCCACCGATGGTGAGCGCTTGCTTGCCGTTGAATGCTCGAGTGATGCCACCCTTGTTGGTGACTGTCGCTGCTCGCATTTTTCCAAACGCTCCACGGTTGCTACCGCCGAACGCTGCGTTTGCTGCAAGTTTGGTTGATCGAGCTTTTAAGCCTCCACGAGTGGTGAGGCGTTTTGCACCGATCGTGTGCTGCTTGGTGTTTCCAAAGACCAAGTGAACAGGGCCACGAAACGAGACAAGCGTTGTGGCGTTCATGCCGCCTTGCACGTCGTAGCCGACATTCCACTTGCGGCGTGCAATCTTGTTTGCTGGTGAGATGCCAGCCTGCGACTGAGCGATGCCCAGCCATGCAGTCTTGACGGCCATACCGGCCTTGTTGGCTGCAGTTTTCTTTGCGTCGGGAAACGTGTTTTGCACGTTCTTGCACTTCTTTACGAAGGCAGCGACATCTGAGCCACCAAGACCGGCGACGGCCATCAGATCAGGAGGTGGTGCGGGTGAGATCGCCAGTGCGTGGCCAGGTGATGCTGAGCACGCTGAGATCGCCGACCTTGCCCGACACGGGCTTGTACTGCGTGACGAGGTAGGACCCGTCGTAGCGGGGGTTCGTTGCCGAGTTAGAAGCCGAAGTGGCCTTCACGTTGACAGCGATTGCTGTGCCGCGAGCAGCCCAGATCGTGGCGTCAACCTTCGACGCTGCGTAGTCCTGCTGGAAGTTGATCGTGATTGAGCCCGACTTGAGTCCGCCCGTGCGAGTCTCGTTGCCTGAGCTGCCGAAGTTCGTGGTCTTGACGTCAGCGGTCTCGTCGTTGATTTCAACGGAGTCGACATGATCTGACAAATCGACACCGTTCACCGTGATGACCGGTGCGGTGATTACAAAAGCGGCCATGTCGGCCCTCCATGTGTACGCAAACAAACGCCGCTAGGGCCCTGTTTATTGGTTGATGTGGAGAGGGTTGGTGCTGCTGTTACTGAATCGCTGCGAAAGCTGCGAATGTGAGCGACCCTGACGAGCCGCCGATCGTGTACGAGATGCGCCAGTTGGCGTCAGTCGTCGTTGTTGTTGAGCTGCCGAAACCAGAGCCGATAGCGCTGATTGATCCCAGCGTCACTCGATCGTTCGGGCTGCCAAAGCCTGAGCTCGACGCTGACTGCAGCTTCGCTGTGATCGTTCGGTTGCCCGAAACGGAGAGCACATGAATGCCGAAGTAGGCGGTCTGTGTTGCTGATTGAGCGCCGAGGCTGACCGAAGTGCCTGAGCCTGAAGCGCTGACTGCCGTCGAAGGCGAGAGCACCATGCCCATCAAGAGACCTTCAGGCTGAGCGGCTTCAAGGTTGGCGTCGATGCGTGCAACGTCGCCGACCTTCATCGGATCTTTGAACGACTTCAGCAGGCCGCGAATTGCATAGACACGATCGCCAGCGGTGACGGTGCCACCAGTAGGAAACGCGCAAGCGGTGAGCAGCTCGATCGTGCCGCCACGGTTGGCGGTGATGGCTGGCTCGCTGATTGCTGGCTCGAGGAACGTCATTACGTTGACGGTTGCGTCTTCGAGTCCGGCAATGTTCTTCACGTTGCCTGAGTCGGCAAACGTCGTCACTGGCAATGTTGCGAACGATGAGTCAATGCTGATCTCGTTGGCGGCGCTGGTGAGGTCGTAGCCGCCGTAGTAGATGGCGCAGTCTCTAAGGATGGGCACGAATGGCTCCTAGCGTGCGTAGACAGTCACGGAGAACTCGCCGCCCCAATACTGCAGGCTGGCGACTTCTTCGGAGTTGAGTGGGCGAAACGATTCAACGATGAGCGACTCAGCGACACCGCCGAGCGTGGGGTCTGTCTCGATCGCTGCTCTCACCGAAGTTGACGAGCCGGGATCGGCGAAAGTGTCAAGGGTGTGTGCTGCCTCATCAAGCAAGCCTTGAGCAACAAGCACATAGATGCGAAACGTGTATGCCTTGAGTGCGGTCGTTGAGTTGAAACTGCGGTGGTATTCAATCGAGGGTGTGATGACCACAGCGGCCGGTGGTGTGACTTGCCCTGGCTCAGCGGCGTAAGTGTTCAAGCCGCTAATCGTTGACAGCGCCGTCACCAGACCGGTGCGGATCTGAGCAACAGTGCTCATGCGACACCGGCGATTGAGTCACCTGCGCGATAGGGACGAAGCAGCTGCACGGCTTGAGGGCTCATCTTTCCGATGCGCACTGCGCCCATCTCGCCGAAGCCAGCAACGCCGAACGGTGCCTCACGTAGCTTGAAGATCTCGCCAGCAATAATCAGACACGCTTGTCGGACGGGCTCAGGAACTGTTGCCCATCCCCATTTTGCTGTGACCTGAAGTGCTGGGAGTTTTGTGTAGGTGGGAAGCGATGATGTTGTCCAGCGCAGTCGCCATGTTGGCAAACCGTTGAGACCATCAGCGACGCCGTTGAGGGGTTCTGGGGTGAAGTCGACGCCTGAGGTGTAGGTCTTGTCGTAGGTGCCGTCATCGTTGCTGGACAACTTCACCGATGAGATTGACCAGGCATCGTCGATGATGGCGATGCGCTCGTCTTTCGACCAATAGACACGAGCTGTTGCTGAGCCGTCGGCGTAGAAACGTCGAGCGCAATAGCCGTCAATCTCGCGCGAGGCGGTGTTGATTGCGCTGGCGAGGTCGTCACCATAAGACGCAGCCGACACGGTCATGTAGGTGGCGAGGTCAGCGGCAGTGCAGTAGCCGTTGGTGACTGTGACTGTCATAGCCCTGAGCCCTTCCAAGGATTGAACACGACGCCAAGTGCGACGAATGGCAGCGCCCAAGGCGGCAAGACGTGAACACAAGCGA